CATTTTGACAATAAACTAATTTCGGTTGATTGGCATTTTACAGTTATTTATTATTCCAATGACCCCGAAAAAGTTGAAAAAAAGCCGATAGATATAATTAACACTTTGCGCGCAGCGGGATTTATACCGCAGGGCGAAGGGCAAGACATAGCAAGCGACGAACAAACGCACACGGGCTGGGCTATGGAATTTATTGGCACAAAATATTTTTAAAAGGTAGGTAAAAAACTATGAGCGAAACAGTAAAAAAATTTGGTATGCTTCGCGGGCTTTCTGATATTTTCATTTGTGAAATTGAAGACAGCGAAGCAGAATATAAAGTTATTGGCACACCGCAAAAACTTATACCAGCGGGCGAATTAACAATAAGCAAGACCGTTGAAAAGGCGGAAACCTATTTTGACAATAGCCTTTTTGAAGAACTTGCAAGCGAAAACCCGTCCGAACTTTCACTTGTAGGCGCTGCCGTTCGCGCTGCTTTTCTTGCTTGGCTTGAAGGCAAACAAGTTGACGAAACAACGGGCGCAATTCTTGACAGCGGCGATTATAAAAGCAAATTTTTCGCAATTAGTGGCAAGCGTGGTTACACAGACGGCACAAGCGAATATTTTTGGTTTAACAAGTGTACTTTCGGCGGTGCAGAAGAAACGGGAAAAACTTCCGATAAATCAACCGATAGTGCGGGTATGACATTACCATTTACAGCACACAAAACAACCTTTAAATTTAAAAACGGAAAAACAAGCAAGGTTGTTAAAATTGACGACGCAACAACAAAGTTAAAGAGTGACGCGTCTTGGATAGCGCAAGTTGTCACACCCGATAACATTGCGGAAATTTGCGAAAAGGTTGTAACAACAGAAGCAACAGAAGCAACAGAAGAATAAAAAAGGGGGCTTAAAATATGGACTTTCAACAATATATTAAACCCGAACTTTTAATTTTAATACCCGTGCTTTATTTAATCGGCGTTGCCGTGAAAAAAAGCAATTTAGCGAATAAATTCATTCCGCTTATTATTGGCATTGTGTCAATTATTCTTTGCGCCGTTTGGGTGTTTGCAAACAGCCCTATAACAACGGGCGCAGAAATTGCAACCGCGATTTTTACAGCAATTACACAAGGTATATTGCTTGCGGGTGCAAGTGTTTATGTAAATCAACTTGTTAAACAGAAGGGAAAGGAAGAATAACGATGTCACAATTTGAGTTAAACACCTACGGACAGAACGACGAAATTTTAAAAACCTTTGCAACAGATAAAGTGCGTTGGGGCGTGTTTATGCAAGCATTAGAATTGCAAGAAGCACTTGACAAAATGACAAACGCGCAGCAATTCGCGGAAATTAACACTTTTATTAAAAAGATTTTCCCCGATTTAACAGACGCAGACCTTGAAAACGCAGACGCGGACGATGTACTTAACACATTTAAACAACTTCTTTCAAAGGCGAAAAAAATCGGCGTAGGGGGCAACTCAAAAAACGCGGCAGGGGCGGAATAACACCCGCCCCGCAAAGCCCTTTTGTTGAGTTGATGAAAACGACAATAACGATTGCGGGCAATTTAGGAATAAGCCCTTTTAATGTTTTTGAACAAGACATTGACGAAGTAATTTTATTGCTAAATTATTATTTGCTAATCGGTGCAGAAACACCAACAGAAACAATGCCCGCAACTTTAAACGATAAAGATGAAAGCGAAGCATTTTGGGCGTTGCTTTAAGGGGGTGTAATTATGGCAAATGAAAACTTGGGCGCGTCCTTTAGTATTGATACGACCGATTTAAAAGCGGGACTTGCGCAAGCAAATAGACTTATACGCGAAAGCGAAAGCGAATTTAAAGCAGCGGCGGCGGGTATGGACGATTGGACGGCAAGCGAAGACGGACTAAACGCAAAAATTAAATCGCTTAACAGCGTAACAGACTTGCAGCGCAAAAAGGTTGACGCGTTACAAGCAGAATACGAAAACTTAATTGCAGGCGGGCTTGACCCTGCAAGCAAGCAAGCAACCGAATTGCGTACCAAAATAAACAACGAAACTGCGGCGTTAAATAAAAACGAAGCAGAATTAAAAAAGCAAACACAAGCCCTTGAAGACCTTGCAAACGAAACAAAAGACGCAGGCGACGCGGCGGACGATATGGGCGACAAATTCAGCGGGCTAAAAGCAGCGGGCGGCGTTGCCGTTGGTGCTATTGCTGCCGTTGGTGCTGCTTGTGTTGGCGCGGTTGGTGCTTTTTTAGGACTTGCCGAAAGCACGCGCGAAAGCCGCAACGAAATGGCAAAACTTGAAACGGCTTTTCAAACTGCGGGGCTTTCTGCCGAAAATGCCGAAAATACTTTTACGGAATTATACGGCATTATGGGCGACGAAGGCGCAGCAACAGAAGCGGCGCAGCAATTGGCTAAATTCTCAAAGAATGAAGAAGACCTTGCAGCAAACACCCGTATATTAACGGGCGTTATGGCTGAATATGGCACGACTATTCCAACCGAAGGACTTGCGGAAGGTATGGCGGCAACTGCGGCAATGGGCGAAGTGCAAGGCGTTCTTGCGGACGCGTTAGAGTGGCAAGGCGTAAATCTTGAAGACTATAACGCGAAACTTGCAACACTTGCAACCGAAGAAGAACGCGCGGCATATATTCAAAGCACGCTTACAGACCTTTACGGCGAAAGTGCGGACGCATACCGCGAAAACAATGCGGAAGTTATTGCAGCACAAGAAGCGCAAGCGGGGCTTAATAACGCGTTAAATGAATTGGGCGCGATAGCAGAGCCGATTATGACAACTTTAAAATCGGTTGCAACAGATTTGCTTACAACTATAACCCCGTTTGTTTCACTTATTGGCGAAGGCTTAACGGGTGCGCTTAACGGCGCGGACGGTGCAGCCGATACATTTGCAGAAGGTTTAAACGGAATTATAACAACATTACTTTCAAAAATCGTTGAAATATTACCAACGGTGATTGATACCGTTGTTGCAATTATTCCAAAACTTATAAATTCAATATTGCAGCAATTGCCCGCAATATTACAAATGGTGTTAGATGTAGTAACACAAATTATTAGCACATTATCACAAATATTACCGCAGATTGTAACAACAATAATGCAATTGATACCGCAGTTAATAAATGCGTTAATTGCTGCAATACCGCAACTATTGCAAGCAGCAATTCAACTGCTTATGTCAATAGTAAACGCGTTGCCGACAATAATAACAAATTTGCTTGCGGCGTTGCCGTCGGTAATTCAAACGATAATTGACGCGCTTTTAAAGGCAATACCCCTACTTATTCAAGCAGCAATTAAATTGCTTATGGCGATAGTGCAGGCGATACCAACGATAATTGACGCACTTATTAAAAACTTACCAACAATAATAAATACAATAATTGACGGGGTGTTAAAAGCAATGCCGTTATTGTTAGACGCAGCAATTAAATTGCTTATGGCAATAGTGCAGGCGTTACCGACAATAATAAATGCGTTGGTTGTTGAATTGCCAAAAATTGTTAGTACGATTATTAACACATTGTTGAAAAACTTGCCTTTACTTATTAGCGCAGCCGTTAAATTGTTTTTCGGCATACTTGAAGCAATACCGAAAATAACGGTTGAACTTGTAAAACGAATGCCGCAAATTATTTCTTCTATTGTGAAAGGCTTAACAAACGGTATTAAAAATGTTAAAGAAGTCGGCAAAAACCTTGTTGAAGGACTTTGGAACGGTATTAAAAATTCATTCACTTGGATAAAAAACAAAATTAAAGGTTGGGTAGGCGATGTAATGAAGTTTATCAAAAAACTTTTCGGCATTAACAGCCCTTCCAAAGTTATGGCGGACGAAGTCGGCAAAAACCTTGCTTTAGGTATTGGCAAAGGCTTTACGGACAATATCGGCGCAGTAAATGCCGACATTTCAAGCGCAATGAATTTAGAAAACTTACGAAGCCCGAACGGACAACGCGGGGGCGGTGTTGGTGGTATTGGCAGCAGCAGCGTTATTGTTAATCAATATAACACCTATTCGCAGGCGCACAGCCGATACGAATTATATAAATCAAAGCAGCAGACCGCCGCAGCGGTACGGCTTGCAATAGCGGGGGAGTGAATATATGCAACTTAATTTTGTTTCAGCAAGGGGCGATGTTCTGCCCCTTGTGAATAATAAATATTTTTCTTTTACTGCGGACGGCTTGACCGTTGTAAATACTTCGCTTTCAAGTAATGTTGTTGGCGGGGTTGACGGGGACACCGTAAACAATGTGCAGGCGCAGCCGCGCCCCATTGACCTTTATTTAGAAATAAGAAACGGTGTAGATGTTGAAGAAGCAAAACGCGAAATTTTAAAAGTAGTTAAATTAAAGCAATACGGCGCGTTAATTTGGGAATATAAAGGGCGTACAATTACTATTTCGGGGCTTGTTGAAAGTGCTGAAATGCCCCGTTTCACAAAAAAGGCAATAATGCAAATTTCTTTATATTGCGAATTTCCGTTTTGGGAAGATGTAAATTATATAATTTCACAAATTAGCGAAGCAGTTGACTTGCATTATTTTACTGAAAATTCGGCGGATATGCTTTATTTTCCTACAGAAGGCATTGCATTCGGCGAAATAGACACGATACGCACGAAACAATTTTATAATTCGGGTGACATTTCAGCAGGGCTTGAAATAACTATTGTTGCACTTGATACAGTAACAAACCCGATTATTTACGACCAAAACGGCAACTTTTTCGGCGTTGGTTATGAAAGCCGACCCGTGACAATGAAAACGGGCGACACAATAACAATAAACACCAAAAGAAAACAAAAACGCGTAATGATGAACGGCGTTAATATTCTTGATAAAATAAAGCCGCGTAGTGTATGGCTACAACTTGCAACGGGTGACAATACTTTTTCAATCAATTCGGACGATGAAAGCATTACAAATATGAATTTTAATATTCAATATAAGCAGGGGTATGTATAATGGCTATTGATTATATCGAAGCAAGAAACGCAGACTTTGACCTTATAGGCATTATAGACGCGGCGCAGTCTATAATATGGCATTCGGTTTATTTTGGTGTAGGCGATTTTGAAATATACACCGAAGCGACACCCGAAGCGGTTGAAATGCTTAAAAAGGGCAATTATGTTACCCGTCCCGATGATATTGAAACGGGAATTATTGAAAAAATAGACATTATGAACGATGAACAACACGGCGTAATGATAGCGGCGGCGGGTAGATTTGTTAAATCAATTCTTGCCCGAAGAATTATATATAATCTTTCGGGCAATTCAAATGCTGCAACTATTTTGCGCGGTAATGTTGAAGTTAATATAAGAAATTTAATAACAAGCAACGCTATTGCTTGCCCGTTTGACAGTAGCCGCAATATTTCACGGCTTGAATTAGGCGCACTTGCAGGCATTAAAGCCGTAATTGTGGACGAAAACGGCAACACGGCGCAAAAGCAAGTAAGTTACGGCAATTTATTGACCTATACAGACGGCGTATTAAAAGAATACGGGCTTGCTTCGCTGCTTGTACTTAACACAGAAGCGAAAAAACTGCAATATGTTGTTTATAATGGCGTTGACCGCAGCATTAACAACAGCAGCGGCAATGCGCCTATTGTGTTTTCGCAAGAATTTGACAATTTAATTTCAAGCAATTATTCACTTGAAACAACACCCGAAAAAAACACGGCTTTAATTGGCGGCGAAGGTGAAGGCGTTGACCGTTTTTATTCTTTACTTTCAAGCGGCAAAGCAGACTTGCAGCGGCGCGAAATATTTATTGACGCTTCTTCGATAAATAAAACATATAAAAACGAAAATGACGAAGAAATTGCATATAGCAATACAGAATACGACGCGTTATTAAAAGCAAAAGGCAAACAAGACCTTGCACCGCTTATTGAAACCGAAAGTTTTGCGGGCGTTATTGATATTCTAAACGGCAATTATATTTACAACCGCGATTTCTTTTTAGGTGATATAGTGACGGTTGAAGATAAAATTTTAAATAAATATGCAAATGTTAGAATTTGCGAAATAACCGAAATACAAGACGAAAACGGCTATAATGTAGAAGCCGTTTACAACTCATAAAAGGGGGACTACAAATGCAACACAGCGGCTTTTTTAATGCCTTATTTGTTGACGGCGTACACGACCGAAAATATAACGCTAACGATTATAGCGACAATTTGGCGGTAGTTATCGGCAACGGCGTTTTAAGAAGTGCAAACGATGATTTGCGCGTTACTGCTTCGGGAATGATAACAACCGTTGCAGCGGGGCGCGCGTGGATAAACGGGCATTATTATTATAATGACGCACCACTTTCATTTGCCGCAGCAACCGCACCAACGGGCGGCACAAGATACGACCGCATTTTATTAAGGCTTAACACTGATATTTCAGCGCGTAGCATTGAATTAGTATATAGACAAGGCACGGCGGCAAACAGCCCCGTAAAACCCGCGCCCGTGCGCGAAGGCAATATATATGAATTGGTGCTTGCTGATATATTTATTGGCACGAACGCAACAAGCGTTGTTGTTACAGACACGCGCGCCGATAACACGCTTTGCGGTTGGGTGTATTCTACAAGCGGCGACAATTCTTTTTTTAAAAGCCTTGATAATGCTTTTGGCGATTGGTTTGCAGAAAAGAAAAACACACTTGCAAGCGTGACACTTTTCAAGCGCTACGAATGGCGCACAGTAACAGAAAGCGCAGGCAATGTATTTACTTTCAATGTGCCGCAATATGACCCCGAAACTTGCTTTATTGAAGTATATGTAAACGGTATGCTTGAAAGCAACGGCAGCGACTACACTTTAAACGGCAATATTATTACTTTTGCAGGCACACTTATTGCAGGGACAGAAATTGAAGTTAAAGTTTTTAAATCAATTGACGGCACGGGTATTATGAGCGTTGCGGACGAAATAACCGAACTGCAAAACGCGCTTGCAGCCCTTAACACAACGGACGAATACACCTATATTTGCAACGGTGTTGACGACAATATTAAAATATCACAGTTGGCGCAAGCATATCTTGACGGCGGCGACGATTACGGCAGCAAGAAAATAAATGTTTGCGGCACTTTCGGCGCAAGTGCGCCTTTTGCAGGCAACGGCACAAGCGCAAGTTTTTACCGTTGGATAAGCGTTGGCGGGCAGACCTTGAAAAACAGAAAGTTAATATTTGATTTTACCAATTGTAGTCAAATTGAATTACCGATTACGGCGGGAACTTTGAACACCATATTTTTCGGCGTAAACGCGCACATTATCGGCGCGAATGTTATAGCAAACCAAACGGGAAACGGCACAGTTATTCGCGTTTTTAGCGATAGTGCAAGCCTGGTTGCAATTGCCGAACATTGCCGCTTTTGGCTTAATGGCAACAATAGCACATATATTGCGCGTAGTGGTACATATAAAAATTGCCGTGCTTCCGTTTCAAATATTGTTGGCGATAGTTACTGTTTTTACCCGAACACATACGCGTTGTTGCGGGTTGACGGCGGCGAATATTATTCATATATTGGCAACACTACGGGCAAAAGCGCGATTGTATTTCAAGAAAGCACGGACGCGGTAAGCATATTATTTGCCGTAAATGCGCCGACAGTTGCCCGAAGTGGTTATTACCAAACAAATTCACTTATTCAGCA